CCCGATGTCAAGCCATATGTCGCTAAGAATTTTGAATAAAAAGTTTAACGCCTCTTGTGCCATCACGTTGATGTTGTTCCAGACTGCACCGAAACTCTCAGTTAATGCCGGTAGAGAATTAACAAAGCCTTGAAAAAAGTCGGCAAAGATTGTTTTCAGCGTGTTGAACATTATAGTGAAAGCGTTTATCCAACCAAAAACGATTGTCTTAGCAGTTTCAACGATAGGTGGAACAATTGAAGTTGATACCCAAGTTTTGAGCTTAGTGAAAGGCTCTTGCAAGTGTTTGTTCCAAATGTTTCTTATACCATCAGACATTCCGCTGAATATGCGCTTAATCGTTTCTGCTGATTTTTCTATCTTGCCTGTTTTCATTTCTGGCTCAATGGTTTCGCCCCATTCACCAGAAACGCCACCTGTAAAGTTTCCGCCTGCACCACTATCAGAACCGCTATCGCCACTTGACAACACATTAAGCATGTCATAACCGGAAAGAGCGCCTTTAGCAGCTTTGCCAGCCGCTTTGGTTTCGTCAGCAAGCTCGCCCATTCCTGCCGCCGCATCGCCTGACTGAACCGCAACAGTACCCATGTCTTGTTTGCCGAATAATGCGCCTGTGAACTTACTAAACACATTGCCAAGCGCTACAAGCCCTGCCATGACCTTGTTAATGCCTCTTAGAATTGGTGTAAACAGATTGATAAGTCCTTGACCAAACGCCGCCTTGAATGATTCCCACTGATTTGTGAGTATGCGTGTCTGGTTCGCCCATGAGTTGGAAGTTCTGGCAAAGTCGCCTTGTTGGTCTGATGTAACAGAAAGCAGATATTGATATCTGAGTTGCGACTGTGAAGCTTGATCCATAGCCTGATAAGAAGCTGTTATTCCCCTACTCATAGCGAAAGCTTCAAGGTTGGCAACGCTCATGTTAATGCCGAGCTGTTTAAGTGGTTCTGTTTCTCCTGATATTCCAGAACGTATTTTCTGGAACGCTGTGTCATGGTCAAGATTATAGAACGATGCCATATCGCCGGCAAGCCCTACAAGATCAGTTGACATTTGCGAAATGGCTGAACCGGTTATGCCAGAAGATTTGAGCATTGCGCCCATTGTGCCTACATACTGTTTAGCGTTTAGTTCTGACAGTCCGTAAGCGGTTGAAGCATCTATTGCCCATTGGTTAATAGAAGCACTCATTTGTCCGAAAGTAACATCAACAACGTTTTGCACTTCTGAGATTGCTGAGCCAAGTTGTATAGAAGATTTAGCAAAACCGTAAGCGGCACGAGCACCAAGGGCAAGCCCAGCGGCAAGCCCTATTTTGCCAAACATTGAAGTCCAGCCTTTACTGGCACTCTTGATCTGACCAGAAACAGGCTTATCGTTTAGTTTTACGTCTAAATAGACTGTTCCTACATTGTCAGCCATTGTCATTTCCCCTTTAGCGATTGGAACATTTTAGTCCAAGCTTGTTTCTGTTTGTTTCCTATTCGTTCGTCTGACTGCTGTTTAGCAATCCATTCATTCCTGATTTTTCTAACCTCATAAGGCCACGATTTAATGACTTTGCGGTCTTTTTCAGATCGTATTCCTACAAGTCTGCCTATTGGTGTTTCTCCGCTTAACCCTTGAAACAGATGGCAATATTCTTCCCATGTGATATCCTCGTTGTCTAATCGTATGCCGTATTGTTCAGCAAATGACGCAACGATTAACGGCCAGTCGTCTTTTAAGTCATAGTAAGGCGTTGAGACAATATCAGTCTCGAAACATGCGCTTTTCTGCTACCTCGTAGTCAATGCCCTCGATAGCCGCACGTATAGCAATACCCAGAGAAGTAAGAGCAGGAATAGGCAAATCTAATTCCTCAATCTCTTTAGCGGCTTTCTCGCCCAAAACAAACTTAATCATTATATTTGCTTCATCGCCCTCTTTAGCTTTTGATATCGCTATCTGAGCTTTGTCTATTGTTGATTTTCTGTTGTCAACAACGTAAATCTTATCACCTATTCTGATTTCCGGTTTGTCCGTCAGAAGTTTACCATCGATTGTATATAATTTAGCCATATTCCCTCCTTAAAAAGAAAAGCCCCCACATCAGTGAGGGCAGGTGTTATGCAACGGTCGGTTTACCGCTTACATGGACTTCGAACTCGATAACATCAACGTCCTCAGCAGCACCAAGACCGCCAGTAACAGATATAACGCATGCCCCAGTAACTACAGAAGCGTCTGCCAGTGTCAGCTGGAAGTTAGAGTTTGCATCAGCACATACAGCAAACATTTTGCTGCGAATGTAGTCGTTGCCAGGATCGCCATCGGTGACTTTAGCTGTGCCAGTAAAGGTTATCTTCTTAGCCGTAAGCAGTGAAGAACTGAACCCCTCACCGTCCATCGAAAACCAATCCTGAACAGTGCCGTCAATCGACATTTCCAAAGATTCAAGGTTAGCGATTGTAGCAAGCGCCGGTGTTTCCGTTGCTGACGTGTCGATTTTGAAATCATTTGCCCATACGCAATTCGCCATTAGTTAATCCTCCTCAATTATTCTAAACAGTACCAGATATTCCCAGATGAGCTTATCCGTTCTGCCTAAGCAAGTCGGTTGTCGTTCCAGTGTGAAGATACATGACTTGCCGTTTATTGTTTCCGTTTTATTGTCGAACAGTGCCGCAAGCTCTTTGGCTTTGGCTTCTGCCGTTCCTATGTTGGTTGACCAGTGGACAATCGCTTTGTAATAGCGCAGTTCATGATCAGATAGGCTCGATAGTGATTGAGACTTATCGCCAGTGTCTCTTAGATATACGCCTATGTTCTCAGGATTGTTCATGTCTGTGAATTGCGGATAGATAGTTCCGGTTATTTTAGTTGCTATCCAGTCGCGCAAGTCTTTAATTGATATCATTTAGCCATAAACCTCCTGAACGTTTTCTTACACCAATCTTTCCGACTGCCTCTTATCCAAGGCTCTAACCATTCAGACCGAGCGTTTGCATTCTTTGCTGTCTGGAACGTGCGCCCCTCTGGATTCCAGTAAATCTTTGATGCGTATTCAGTGGAGTAGTTTAACCTAAACCCATTAGACATCTCAGAAACCCAGTTAGTATTCTGTGTTGCGCCTGTATCAAAAGGTGTTACTTCTGCGTTCTGAACTTCTGTTTTAAGCGCATAGGCGGTCTGTTGTAATGCCTTGCGCTGTCGAGCGTCTAACTTCCTTAGCGTTGGTGTGTTAGCGACAAATTTAGCCATTACCTCACCCCAAATACAGTTTAGTGTGATGGACAGTGCCGTCTGGATTGCGTGGTTTATCAGCTGACATTACCTGCCAAGTTTCGCCTGCAATGCTGACTGTTCCTGTTCGTATTCGTACACCGTCGGCAATATCGCCGTTCATGTAGATTACGCCGGAACACTTAACCTCGATTCCATCGTCGTTGACAACGTGAGAAGTCTTTTCAACATATCGACATTTGCCACTAAACGAAACCTCAGTAGGTGTGCCGTAGATATCAAAGCTTCCTTGTAATTTGCCTGTAACATCAGTTGACAGCACAAAGTCAGGAATAGGGGCAAGCTTCATAGGCTCACCCCCGTATACATGAATCCAGTTGCACGTATTAGTGATATTGCTGTTTGGTTGACAGGATATCCATTTATGATGATCTGACCTGTGTCAGTGCTAAGACTTAAATCACCAAGAGAGAAGCCGGTAAAACCGCTTCCGTCATATCCCACGATTCCATCAGCAATCAGACAACAGGCTCTTGCGAGCTTTTCGTCCTGGAATTCCGTCGTGTCCTTGATTTTGTAGAACGTGATTGCGTCGATGATTTCGCTTGCGGTTTCAAGGTCTGGTGTTCCTGTGCCGCCGTATGTGTCTGTGTAGTATTCGATTGTTGCGTACATTTTCCCACCTCATAACCGTTCTTGCTAAACCATTCTAACAGCCACTTGTCATCAGTTTCGCCTACGCCATTTTCAAACTGAACACCTGCTGTAACGCCGTTATAGTCCTTTACCTTAGATTTAACTTGCACTTACAACCACCTCAACATCTGTGCGTGTGAGATAGTCAAAGGCTTGCAGGACGTCGCCGCCCTGCACCTCTGTATAACCTTTGCCATCAAAATACGCCAAGAGATTTGCGTCGTCATAAGCGACTGCCGCCACGCCGTTGATAAAGTCAGCGCCATATTCGGTGTTGTGCGCTTCGTTAGGTGCGTAGATTCTTGGCATTATTATTCACCTCAGATTGCGATCTTTCTAAATGCGCCGGCGGCTCTTGTTGCCTTAAGCGCCATTGCGGATACCATTTCGACTGCGCCATACTGTACAGAAGCGGCATCAGTGAAGTCAGGCAGATAAACGTCTACAAGGTCATTGCCCAAAGGTGAAACACCGTGTACACCGTCCATACCGATTCTTGCAGCATAGATTGAAGTCTCGCCTGCGGTCGTCGGGATTATAGGATTAGCAGTGCCGGGCTTGTCGCCTACTGTGACAAACGGAATGCCTGCGTAGTTGGTTACTTTCTGTCCGAATTGGTTGATGTCGGTTGTGAATGAGTTCGAGCGTCTTGCGATACCGTTCATGACTGCCATCAGGTTACGATTGACAAGCAACATTGATGGTGAACCGTCGAGA